GGGCAAGGTCTTCACCACGTCAGCAGTGGCCGAGAACCCATCACCAGCTACGGCTGTGATCGTGACGTAACCAGAACCGCTGTGCAGGTACTCCCAGTCGAATTTCCCATCCGACTCAGTGCCCACGTCATGGATTGGGGCACTCGTGCCGGTCTTGCCACTGCCTGGGGTTGTTTTCAGCTTGTAGACGTTGTTCTCGAAATACACAATATCGTTGAGGTTAAGAGAACCCGAGTAGGTTGTGTTGTCAGAATGTGGTTCCCATACCCCGTGGTTGCTGCCGATGATCTCCGAGAGTTTGAACTGGCCGCCGATCATTGCACTCGTGAAGAGTGCCGTGGAGGGTTCCGTGGTCAGCGTGATGCCGGTGCCCGTGGTGGCGCTAGCGCGCACCTTCACCGCAGTGTCGAGGTTCGTCGGCTCAAACGGCACATAGTCGAACTCGATGATCGAGAGCGTCCAAGCATCGTGGGCCGTGCGCGTCAACTTGCGGGGGTTCCAGTCCGGGTGCGCGAGGTACAGCACATCCGCAGACTGAGCGAACTGGAGCCCGGCCAGGGTTGAAGACGGGTAAGGGGTGGCAATCTCGTAGACCGCAGGGCCAGCCCCGTCCAGGACTGCACCCCCATCCTTGTAGACCCGCATGAACAGGTCGCTGAACTCCAGGATGTACGCCTGATCCGTGCCAAACTCAAACGGGATCAGACGGGTAGTGTCCGCAGAGTTCCTAACCTCGGCTACATGGCGGGTGCCGCTACGCTTGCGGGCTCCACCCTGCACCAGAGGATAGAAGTTCTCCATCTGCGAGCAGCCATTGGCATACTTCGCGAGATCCACGCGGCCGTCGAGTGTGGGGCTGAGTTCGCCCGCATTGAATGATGTCTGGATCGTCGAGGCTTTCGCCACGTCAGTACCTCGCGGTTATCCAGGCATCCTCCTCGAACGGCATGGGCGATGACTCCTGCCCGTCTGCCATTCGGGCACGCGACAAAAACCCCTCGTACTCCTGGGTCGCGATCTGCCGCTTGGTGTTGCTCTGGGTCAGTTCCTCGCACAGTTCCATTGCCATGCGAGCCGCCACGGCATTCACCAGTAGCGCGTCCCACTGGTTCACGTCCTCCTCCCGCCGGACGTAGCGGATGGATAGCGGAGTGCCATCGTCCGAGAGGAGTTTGCGCCCCTCCACCACCCAGGGCAGGGTCGTATCGTAGACCTCGACCACGCGCAGACAGTCGGCGGGCAGTTGATACTGCGCGTCGTATCCGAACGCTGGGGCATCGGCCAGCTTCGCCAGCGAGGCCCGCGAGATGGCCGCATTCCAGGGGTGGGCACGGAGAACCTCGTCACGGACGTGTGCATACGCACTGTTGCAGGCTCGCGCCGGCTTCGTGTCATCCGTGAGCGAGGTAATCCGTGCAGCACCTACGCGGCTTAGCGCCCGATTGCAAACGTCCACACTGCTGGGCATTCGTTATCGGCCCCCCCTTGATTGGAACTAGTCGCCGCTGGTGTAAATGACCTCAACCGTCATCGCGAGGCTTCCCGTGGTCCCGGTGTCTGTCGTGCCCACCAGATCCCAGTCTTCCATCGGGTCGGACGTGTACGAAGCCGCACCGACTGTCGCCAACTCCCAGAGGGTCTTCCCCCTGTCCAGGTTGCCGAGTGTCGTGGCTTCCGTGAACTCGTCCACGCGAGCAATGGCTGAGTCGATCCCCAGAGCAGACGCGAACAGGTCATCGTCGATCACCGCACCGTCGTGCGCGCTGCCAGACTTGTACAGGCCGATGTCCATCGTGCCCGCGCTGGGAGTCCCGTCGCCAGTCACGAAGATTTCGATGATGCGGTCACTGCTCTTGAACTGACAGAAGCGCACTTCGTCAGCGGCTGCGGTGTCCACGGTGTCGATGCTCGCCCGCTTGTAGCGGAGCCGGCCGTGAGAGATGCCAGCCGAGGCGCGCTTTTGAATGTCCACCGTGCCCTTGTTGCTTCCGTCTGCGCTGAAATGGTCTGAGAAAAAAGTTGCCATGTGTTTGGTTCCTTGTTCCTGTGACACTCAGGGGCCGGCACGACTCCGCACCGGCCCCCTTATGTCATTGGGTGGTACTAGGCCACACGATCCGCCACGATCTTGACAACTTTGCCAAGCTCAAGGCGCGTGGCCCCGATTGTGCTCTTGCAATAGACCTGCGTGGCGTAGCTCTTGTCTTCGCGCTCGCTGATCTTGGTGGTGATGTCATTCCAGGTGCAGAGGTGCATTCCCGACTTTGCCCACATTGGGCAATCTTGCGAGGCGGCTACGGAAGTATCCAGCCTCTGGGTCGTAATGAAGTTAATCCCCAGGAACGAACGCACCTGCCCATCCACCAGCACCTTCGTGCTGTTGCTGTCGATGGTCTGGATCTGGGACATCCCCAGGAGGTCTTCGTGCTGCTCTGCCGTGATTGCCATGAAGATCTGGTCGTTGTCGAGATCGACCTCGTTCTCCATGAGAATCCGCTTTCCTTCAAGCAACTGACCGATTTCCAGCGCCCCGGTAGTACCAGCAGAAACGGTATTCCCAGAAAACGCCTCATCGGTCGATCCGTTCTCGCCCGTCTTCGACGTACCGAAGAAGGCACCGATGATCTCGTCGTCGATGGCGCGGCCCAGGGCATACGCCCCGTTCACGGCATACGGCGACTGCGGGTCAATCAGCATCCGAACCTTGTCCTGATCGTCGATGAGGTCCGCCCACTCGTAGTCCACCGGGAAGACCCAGCGTGCATCATGAGGGGTGGAGATCAGCGGCGTATCCGCGTGGCGCGTGGTGCGCCGCTGGGCGTTGACCGCACCCACTTGCTCCACAGCCTTCGCTGCTTTGCCGGTGGCCGAACTGGTCATCACACTGTCGCGGAGCTTGGAACCCTTCTGCTGAAGCAGGTGGGCGACGTTCGTACTGTATTGCTGCACAAAGGCAGTCGAAATTTGATCTGACATTTGAATAGTCCTCGGATTGCGGCGCAGTTGCGCCATGCGAGGCTTATCCGCCCAGTAGCGGGGCCATCATTGGAAAACACGCGGCTTCCAGGGCTTGCCCGAGTGCCACCTCGGGGCCATTTCAGTCGGCTGGAAGGCTTGCCCGGTTGCCACACCGGGGCCGTGGTTCAATGGTCTTGCGGTACTTCTGGTGATTCCTAGCCCGTCTTGTCACAGATTCCCGTCACCCGCAACCTCTGGGTGGGCTATTGCGTGCAGCCGGGTCATGCGAGCCTTCGCTTCGGGGTTGCCATCGACGTATTTTCCCATGAAATCACCGTCGAGGAGCAGATCCGAGATCTTCGCCTTGGCCGCGGCCGGGGTCATCGCAAACGTCGAACCCGCCCCAGTATCGTCGCCCGTGGGCATCCCTTGATGCTCGCCCAACCCTCGGCCAATCTCAGCCGAGAGTTCCAGCAACCCACGCAAACCCAGGGCGCTTTCGAGCTTGTCCATCTTCGCATCGTCCAGGCCGAACTTCTGCCGGAACCGGGTGCCTGCGGCAATGTTCTCCTCCCAGGCATTCCCCCACTCTTTCCGCAGAGCCTGCTCGTCGGACGCATTGCGCTCTGCCCGTTGCTGCTCAAACTGCTGGGTGGCCTCCTCCAGCCGCCCGTTGTACTTCGCGTAGATGCTCTGGGCCTGGGCCTTCGAGAGCCCGGCCTCGTGCGCCCAGTTGGCGAGGTCAGGGGTCAGGTCGATCCCACCCTCGGGCACCTCGGGACCACTGAGTTCGTACCCCGCAGCGTCCTCGGGGCGGCCCAGCTTGGAGTACACCGCACCCCACGCCTCAGAATCGTCGGCATCCTTGGGCAGGGTCAGAACGCTCTCGCCGGGTGCGCCCATTGCCTTCTCCAGGTTCCGATACGAATCCAGCATCTGGTCCGCGCCCTTCCAGCCCTTGTTCTCGACGTAGCCCTGGGCATCCTCGCCCAGACCCTCGGTCCAGCTAGGTGACGCGATCTCGACTTCCGCCGCTGCGGGTGCCGCTTCAGGGGCCGGTGCTTCTGCGCTCTCGGACATTGCTCTCCTCCTGGGAATCGCAGGCCACGCCCACGCCTTCCTGATGTGCTTCCCAATCCTGGCCACACGACTGGCAAACCAGGGTTTCGTCGAATCGGTGTTCTTCGCCTGAGTTCATGTGACACCCGCACGGTCGGAATGACAGGTTCCTACGCCCGATCATGTCTCGGCCTCCGGCGGCGACTCATCCAGTCCCGCCTCCAGATCCCGGTAGCCCTGGATTCTCAGCCACACCTGCCGCCGGCCCTCCAGTTGTGCCGTGCCATGTGAGTCGCCCTCGACGTGGGTGGTTGCATTCGCATGGCAAAACCTCGCCAGATCATCCAGAACGGCCTGGGCCCTCTCACCCGCAAACGTCTCCTTGTATGCCTGACCTCGGGCAAGCAGCACGTCACGCAATGCCCGCCTCCGCTGGCAGCGCGGCCTGGGCCTGCGCCATGTCCTTCATCGCCGGAGCCGCCTGGGCGAGCCCGTCCATCATCTGCTGCTGCTGAGCCATCTGCGCCTGCTGCGCCTGGATCTCCTCCATCTCCTCGGGCGTGCGGAGGATGTCCGTCGGTGCCCCATTGATCTCAGCCGCGAGACGAATCACCTCCTCGGGCTTGAAAATGGCGAGAACGCTGGGGTCGGCCTGGGCAAATGGGGCGGCTATCTCCAGCGTTCTCTGAATCCCCACGAGTTCCTCGCTGCGCTGGAAGCGCATTGCCGGACTCTCGTAGGTGATTTCATATTCGCCCTCGGCTTCGGCCAGGACGGCAGGCAGAACGGGCAGGTAACCCTGCCGGCCCAACACGTTGAACTCGCGGTGGATCTGCGGACCCAATAGCTCGCCCTGCTGGCGGCCCACCGTGGGCGCAAGTAGCTGCCCCTTTTCCTGGGCGCGTATCAATGCCTCGGTGGCCGTCATCTGCGGCTGATCGACCAGGATCTGAAAGAGGGTCACGAGGAACGCATCGTTGATGGTCGTCCGCTCCTTCTCCAGCATCCCCTCGGTGATGTCGAGGCGTGCCCCGGTCTGGAGCGGCACCACGAGCGGTCTGCCCTGGGCATCGACCCCGCCATAGTTCAGCCCACCGGGGGTCAATCTGACCTGTTTGGAGCCGGTGCCCAGGACCCCATCATCGTGTAGCAAAAGCGGCGGGTCCACAATCTTGTGCCCGCTGCGAATGAAGGTCTTCTGCATTTCCTGAGCCATCTTGATCGCAGGCAGCACGAGCATGGCCGGACCCCGGCCGTACATCTCGGTGGGGTTCACCGTGTACCGCGAGTACATATACGGGAACTCTTCGTACCCACCCTCTTCGACCATCATTTTGTCGTCGATGCTGATGTGGTAGGAGGCGAACGGCATCCCCTCGTAGTCCTTGCGATCCTTATCGCGCTCGATGCGCGGAGTGACAACGTGGACAAACTCAAACTGCTTGTAGTGGTTGTCCGGGCTGGCGAATGCCACGGCAACCTTCGGGGGCAGTTTGTCCGCGCCCCACTCCTGCGCCGCTGCCTTCGCGCTCAGCGTGTACTTGCGGTAGACGGTATCGACCTTGCGTGCCGGGTCGAGTTCGATGTACACGCTGCCCACATGACACTGCACATACCGCACGCCCGCACCGTTTTTCGGCTCATCGACGAACAGGCAACAGTTGCCGAATGCGCCGAGCGACTTGTAGCCCTCGTGCATCTGAGCGTAGTAGCCCGCCTTCGGTGAGTTGCGGGCCTGGAACATGATCCGGCCCACCTCCTCGAACCACTTCTTGACGGCCGGGTCTTTGTTCAGGTCGTCGTTGGTCGAGCGCAGCGTATGCCACTTCTGGGCTCGCGGGGTCAGCATCGACTCCATCGCTGCGGCGAACTTCTCCAGGGCTAGCGAGGCCGTGGCATCGAAGATCTTTGTGCTGCGCTTCGCGCCGGGCGTGCGGGCAGTCAGGAACTCATCGGCCGCAGGCCAGACTCGCTCCGCAATCTCTCCCCAATGGGCATCCCAGGTCGAGCGGCGACCCTCCAACTCGCTGAGCTTCCTTAGACATTCCTCGACTGATTTCGCCATCCTACTGCCCCGTAAGATACTTCTTGGCTGTGGTGGCCGGCGCAGGTTGACCGAGGGGCGACCCGCTCAAGATCGTCGAGGCTCGCCCACCCTTGCCCTGCTGCTGCCTCCGCATCTCGGCCATCCGCTGGGCGGCAATCGCGCCCTCGTTGCCCACCTCGGCAGACGCCTCGGGTTTCGTCGGTGTTGGCTTGCGATTCGCTGCCGACAACGAGATGCCAGTCGTTGCGACTGACGTTAGTGCCATGACCGCCTGTAGCAAAAGACCCATGTCGCTCTCCCCTTAGCCCAGAATCTGAGCCGCTGATTGTGTGCCTGCACCCAGCGGTTGCCGCAGCAACTGCTTGGCGTGGAGCCGCTTGCGAGGGCTGGACCCTCCACCCACCGTGGCATC